TATATTGATTTTCTTTTAACAATATTTTCTTTATTTCTTATATCAGTTTCTGCTAATACTGCTATGTCATCTACTACCCCTAGCTGCATTAATTCTTTTAATTCTTCTAAATAAGCCCATCTATTGACAGGTAAAGTAGAACCTGATACTATTTTTACATCGTATTTTATAGATGATATATCCATAGATTTACCAACAGCTTCTCCCATATCATTATATATAGGTACATTAATTTCTTGAGTCTTTCCTTCCTGTATTGCATTAGGTTGCAGTATTCTAAATCTTTTATTAGCTTGATAAGTAGCTTGACAAAACTGAAAAACTAATTGACCTAATTGCTTTAAAGCAGGTTCAATAGAAGTGGTCATCCATTGTTTAATTCTTCGTGTTCCATATTCATCCATAGCTAACATGCCTCTATAAGTCTCTGATCCACTAGATGTATCTCCCATCATAGAACTATATATTCCTGCTAAATATTCCATATCCTGTTTACCTTGTTGAACTATACTGAAAAAAGCATTAGACAAAGGCATAGGTTGAATAGGTGTAGGAGGAGTTATTCCAGGTCTAATAGGAAGTAAAGCTCCTGGACTAGAAGAATATTTTTCCCACAACTCTTCATCAATACCACCTTCTTCATATAGCCATCTTAGACTGCTTCCTAGTGATGCATTGTGAACCATTATTTGATGAGATTTGTTAATTTCTTGCTGTTTACCTATTAAAGGAGCTACAGCGCTCATAGGAAAAGGTGTTCCTGTCCATTTAAAGTGAAAAGGAACTACTGGATAATCTTTGACACTTTCTGGTAAAATACTTTCATATAAAACTTTATCTCCAGCTACACATGTTTGTTTTAATCTTATTGTATAGAATTGAACACTATCTACAATATTCTTAGCAATCTCTTCATTTTTAAGTATTATATTGTATTCTTTTTCAGATATAATTTGATTTTCAATCTTTGATGCTTCAGTTTGCAACTTACTCATACATTCTTGTTGATATGATTGAAGTTGTTGCTGAGCCATTTTTTGAGCTTTTTCTAATTCTAATTGCATTCTTTCTGGGAGCATGTCTCCCTTTTGAACAGCTTCTTGCATTTCATTTTGTTGTTCCATCAATTGAACTTGCATTTCCTGCTCAGCTTCCTTTACCATAACTTGGCATTGATTTGAAATTTCTTCCAATTGTTTAGGATCTGGTGGAATTCTATAGAATAGATTTATATTTGATACTTTAATTTTTTCGTAGACTTCAAAGAATTCAACTAATTGATCTTGCTCACCTTTAGAAGTTATTCCCATTCCAATTTGTTCATTGCTATCATTATAAGCAAATAAAGCTTGATCATCATCCCCTAAAGGTCTTTGAGAATAAGTTCTTTGTTGCTGTTCATTACTATTACTATTAGCTATCTTTCTTTTATGATCGGGAAATATCCTTATCAAATGATTTTTAGGAAGAACTTTTCTTATCATTATATAAGCAGCATCCTTAAATAGCATATCCCTAGACTTAGGGTCTACATATAAATCAAAAGGTTCGGGTTGTTGTAATGCAACTTCTCCCATACCATTATCTGCATCTCTATCAACCGTTACTAACATATAGCCAATACTTTTAGTAACACAATCATTAATAGCATTATTATATAGAGTCGACCCATTGGAACCATCCCAAACATATGCAGCTAAATCTGAGATAACAGTTGCTACATCTGTGTCAGAGCCTTCAACACCTACAGCTTGCCATCTAGGATTGTTTGCCGTAGCATAAAAATTCAGCATTTCAACTACAGGTAGAATTCTATTCACTGTAAAAGTAGGCATTCCTTGTTCCTCTAAAGATTGCTTCTCCTCAACATTAAGTTGTTCATCGTGAGCAAATTCATAACCTTTTTGGTTGACAGATTCCCATTGCTTTCTAGTCCAACTATTTGCTAGATCATATAATTGCCTTATTTCATCAGCTCTTTTCTTTTTAGCCATTATTTTTTCTTCCTTTCTTAATTCTTTTGTAAGCTTTTATAGCTTCTCGTCTTCTCTTCTTGTCTTGTTTTCTTTGTTTTGCTTTTTTATTTGGCATATCATCTGTCTATATTATATAATAAGAATGAAACCATTAAAATTAACGCCACTATTCCAGCTATCAAAGTCATTTTATTCTTCTTTCATCCAATCTATTATTTTTTTTTGCTCACCTAAACGCTCTTCATGCTTTATTTTGTCAATTTTTTCTTGGTGAGTTTTCATTTCTATCCCCATTCTAAATGATAATAATCTTAATCTATCTTCATGAGACAATATATCAATCTTATCCTTAGGAATCCCTCGTCCAATTAAAGCAAATCTTACCCAATCCTCTTCACTTCCACCTTTTTTAAATTCAACTATGTTACCTTCTGGATCCGTAGGATATCTTTTTTTTCCATAATTCATATAATTATTCCTATCATTTTATTTTATTCATATCTTCTATCAAAGTTTTTTCCAATGGTACAGACTTTCTTTGCTGTCTATCTAACTCTCCAAACCATTCATGAATAATATTATCAGCTCTATTTAGTTCATCCTTAGTTTCATAAATTCCAAAGTGTCTCCTGTCTTCAGGATCTCTCCATTTCCCCTTATACATAGTGGGGAATAATTCAAAAGGAGGACTATTTTCCCCACCTTCTCCACTATAATAACTAGTAAATATATTTGAAACATCACCTTCTTTTATAAAATCTTGAATCATAGGAAATTCATGTAAATTTAAATCATAAGTACCAGTATAATTATAATTAGGATGATTATCCTTTATCCACTCATCAAATCCTGCTTCTCTAGTTCTCCAATTTTTATTAGGAGTCTCTGTTATTAAAGTCATTATCTTATCTCGAAATGAGGAAAATCATCGAATCTATTGTCCATCACCTGAAAATCCATATCCCAATCACCGCCCCATCTTAACTTGATATCCATGCTATTAGCAATCCCAAGCACAAAACCAGCAAAAAGAGTTTGTCGCTCTCTGTCATCCCAGTCCACTGGATAAGGCGTGACGTCCACAGCGCGACTAGGACTACTATTATGCCTCCCCATAGGGAATTTAACTTTTGTTTTACCTTCTTCAAATAACTTATTTTGTCTGTATTCATCTCTATGTCCCTCCAATACAGAACAATCTACATATTTTATAACTTCATTAAAAATCTTTTGTAATCTTTTATCACAAGTTTTTAAATTCGCTTTTGATTTATTTCCAAATCGTGGCATATTTCTCCTTAATCCTTTCGTCTAGTTGTATCCATACTTAAATCATTCCCTTCAATTGGTCTCTCATTTTTTGTAATATTGGATTACCTTCTAATTCCTCGATATATCTACGTGATAAATAATCATATTCAGGTGCGTATCCTTGCCAAGTTCCTCCATATTTAACATGAGAACCACCCGTTCCATGTAATATTAATTCATGAACTAATGTATTTAAATGATGCTCTGTCAGATTTACATCTTCCCCGTATTCTTGATTTTTTAAACTTCCTTTGCGAATATTCATATCTCCTTCATAGCCTTCTTCTGCCAGCTCTTCACTTATTCCATAAACAACTGCCGAATGATAATCAGGTATTCCTTCGTCTTCTTCAAGAATTGTATAGTAACCATATCCTTTCTCCTCATATGGCTCTATAAAAGCCCTAATTTTTTCATCTTCAAGCATATCAATAAGATTACCAACAGCCCATTGAGAATCCATCTCTAGTTGCTCATCACCAAATGATCCTGAATATGCAGACATTTCATCTAGTGGAGTATCCCATTTATCTTCTCTTAAAGTCCCTTTAACTAGCCCTGGAGCAGTATCAGCATAAGTTATCCACGAATCTTCACGTGCAAGTTCAGTGTCAAGACTATAATTTTGTTCAAAAAGAATATCAACTAAATTTTGATCTCCTGCTTTAACAAGATCTATTAATAAATCTTGTGGAATTTGTTCTCTCATTACGTTTTCTTTTTTTTCTTCTGCACTAAACATTTATTTCCTTAGCTCTTGAAACATATTTGAATCGTCTTTCATAATTCTCCTAAGCTGTTATCCAATGTTTTGCTTCACGTTTCTTTTTATACCAACCATCCCTATTCTCAGATAACCCCTGAGGAGGATGTGCATACTTACATGCATATGCCAATGCATCTATTGTATCATCATGAGCCATTCTAGGCCCAAATGTCATTATTTCTCTATGTAAATCGTACTGTGTTTTTTTTATATGAACCTGACCAACAGCAAATCTTTGAGCCATAATCTCTTGGATCCTATCTCTTTTGCTCATTCTGTTTCCAGGTTTCTCTTCTTTAAATGGAATGATGAATTCATTCCTTCTTCTCATTTCTGCCCTTAAAGCTTGGAATATAGGTTTACTCATTGTAGTATCCTCTATTGTAAAAAGCTTAGGGTTATAAAATTTTGCATATCTAAATATATGGTCTACAATTCCAATTTTTTCTGTCCCAGGTATTCCTAAAACAGGTAAAGTTCTATCTCTTATAT